TGAAAATAGTAGGATCATATATTTGGATCTCTACAATATTTGGGTATAAATAAGCTTGAATTTGCATTATTATGTATTTATTATTAAATGGTTGAACCAGACTACACAGAACTACTAAAAAAATACCCATTCTTAACCTACCTGATATACGGAGGAAATGAATATATAGGGGTTATCCAGAACTTAGACGAAGTTATTACGACTATCTACGACTATGGTGCATTGCGAACGGTCGAGCAAAAACAGCAGTTTTTGGAATTAGCGGAAATGTGGTGGTGGGAAAGTAATCGATTGATACCGATTAATGTATTTTTAAAACAAGAATGGCTTCCATTTAGGAACGTAGTTAAAACAATGAATTCCAAGGATGTGGATATTAAATTTGGTCCACAAGTAAGTTTAAAAGAAATTGCTGCAAAACGCAGTAAACGTAGAAGTATTACTCTTGTTCGGAAGCTTGGGTAATCAAATTCATATTAACTGCTACCAAATTAGCATAAGCTATAGCGTGTGATTTTTTAAAATAATATCCATCATCAACTGGTCGTTCCCACACGGTTTCTGCAACTTCCCTCCAAGTTTTACCAATTAAATGTCTTTTGGCTGGACGTATTACTGATAAAAACATTGCTAGTCTAGGAATAGAATTTACTGGTTCTGGCATTTTTATCAAGGTATCATAATGATTACCCATATGCATCAATTTTTCACAAAACTCACGTTCATACAATTTATCCCAAGAAGGTTCTGCCGACATTAATTTTTGGAGATGTTCTTCTGAATTAATTTGTTTATAAAGATTGACGTTTAATATATCAACTTTAATATATCCCAAATCTTCTGCTGTATTGTAATCTAAACTAGAACGAGAATTAATTGGATAGATAGGTATTTCGGTAAAATATACTCCACTATTATGTTTTGATATTTCTACAATATCGTCACCAGATTTTTTTACTATAGATGCTGGAATGTGTTTAATAACTGCCAGTGCTTTGTCTCTATCACCAACATCAATGTCAATGTCACTTGAAAATTTTTTATTCATTTTAAAGTCCAGCTTCTTTTAAAATATATCTACACCATTCTGCATCAGCTAAGTAATCACGAAATTTACGATTCCAATAATCAGGATCAATCCAAGGCATAACCAAAACAACTTGTTCTTCATTAAGGTTTGCAAGAAAGTCAATACCGCTATCACAATTATAAAGAACCCAAGGGCTAATCCTACCGGTAGTAATATGAAAGCAGATGCTATGACTACTACCGTGCTTAAAATAATCGCTGAAATTAGTAATATTATTGCTTCCATCGGCATGTTCTTCCATTTCTTTTAAAGCACGTTCAAGTGCATCCTGTGGGGATTCTTTTTTTATATACTCTAATAACCACTCTGAGTATAGATTATCTTTACACCAGTAGTCTAACTTTTTATTATTTTTTAATAACCATTCAGTAAATTTAATATAATTTATTGATCTAATACTAACATTGTACTGCCCAAATTTTACAAACGCACTGTAGTAGGGACTTTCAACAAAGTCAGAATAGCTTTTTGTTTTCGAAGAACCTTGCGTTATTTCATAAAACTTAAGATAAGCACGAAGACCTATCTGAACTCCAGTGTCTTTTTCTTGTTGCCACCTTCGTTTCATTTCACACATGTGATGCACAAGAGTAGTTTCCTTGCGAAAACCAGTATCACAATACTTACATTTATAGCTCGGATTTAATTCGTTTTTCATCCCACCCATGCTCTCGTGCCAAGTTTTTAATATCTCGTGTATCATTTAATATTATTAAAAGTTCTATTTCGTCGTCACTATAAGATGGATAAATTTGTTTTAAAAATTTTGCTGCTTTATTATTTGAAGATTCTGATTTTTTTAATTTAATCCATTCATGTCTAAAATTACCCATGTTAGGACTTACTGTTGTTACAGTCAACCACTGCAAAAACGGATGTTTACTAATATCAAAAAAGTTTTTATTTAAATTTTCATTACAAGATAAAAGATAATATTCTTGCAACTCAGTGCTACCATCAACACTACTACCCCAACGAATCATCAAATAATTAGAAAATTTCTTACGTTCTTCATCAGTTAATTCACGATAAAAATCACGATTCTTGGAATCCAACTGACGCATCTCATTTGTAATATTTAATTTATCACTCATACTGGATGATGTGGTACTGTCTTATTTTCTTTACTTAATTCGTATATTATTCTAACACGATCCAATGCGTCTTGCAATGCTGGATTATCTTGTGCTTCTTTGAGAACTTCATCCATTATTTTACGATATTCTATCCGGCGTATTTCTTCTTCTGTTGGTTTTGTAAGTCCATTATCTGGAGTCCAATCATAACCTATTACAAATCTTTCATTTGTGCCAAACTCTCTAGCATAGACAGTTGCCCCGTCTCGTTCGTATATATATTGAGAACCTGGCTTCAATCTACCAACATTTTCCATAATCTACTACCTCACTTTGTCTGGAAATTTCTTTAATAAAATATGCACATAATGGTTTTTCAACTCCAGTTTCAAGAGGAACTGCTAATAATTGACCTGGTTTTAATTTAGGAAAATACCATTTAACATCTTGATAGATATCTATAATTTCTATATTAGCAAACTCTGGTTTAAAACTGGTAAGTGGATTAAAACAAAACACACTAAACCCACGATCATTAATACTAGTCAACGGCACTACTTCTAAATCGCCCAAATCGTGTTCGCCAATTAATACATGCCAATCAACCGGCATTTTGATTATACTTTCTCCAATTTTTAGAACTAGTGCAGGGCTATTAAAACTTTCTAAAAAAATTAAAGGAATGTAAAAATAATCCGGTGATCTAGCATCTGAATTATCAAGCACCGCAAATCTTAAATCTTCCACTTCATCTGGTATTTCATTTAACTCATACGCCATATTATCTAATGTAAGTATTCTCATATTATCTTTCTTTTCATTGCCATCTTAGAAGAAACATTGTTAGTTCTTCTTCATTTTTAAAACTTATGTTACGAATGTTTACTTGTTTACCGCAGCCAGTGTCTCTACACCACTTTACTATATCATACATATTTTGGCGATCTTTTATCTGCACCCATTTAATTCCATTACCACGATCTTCTACGTAAAAACTCATTTCCATTCTGCCTTTTCGACACTGAATGGATAGTTGGCATCTTTATAGAATTGTTTACGTTTTGTTAGGTGCCGTTTTGCAAATTTACAACTAGAAGTTATGTCCCAGATTTGGACGTGTTCTTTATCTTCCGCTTTGCGAATACCACGCCCGATACTTTGGATAACACGGACAAAACTTTTACCCGGCTCAATAAGAACAAGATTAAAAATGCGGGGAATGTTAATACCAACAGCAGCCACCCCATAGGTAGCGATAATAATTTTATTTGATGCTTCTGCCACTTCATCATAATGTTCTTTTCTTTCGGTAACTTTGGTAGTACTACTAATGAAAACGGAATCTGGTAATCTTTCAGCAAGTGCTTTACCTGCTGCTATTCGATCAATTAAAATTAATGTATTTCCAGAATCTGCAATTGTACTTATAAGTTTACCGATATAGTCTAATCTATTTTGGTTTTCCAATAAGAATTTTAATTCACTTTGATAATTAGTGTATTCAGCATGATCAACTAGTTGAACAACGTTCACATGACATTGTGCTAGTACTCCTTGATCCTGTAATTGACTTGCAGTTAGTTTACCAATAACCGATCCTAATGTGCAGTATAAACTCATGAATTCATACTGTTCTTTGGGTATGGTTCCAGTTAACCCCCAACGAATGGGAACGTGAGACATAACACCACTAAGAAGAGTTTTTAATGCGTCTGCTTTTGCCATATGCACTTCATCGACAATAACGCAAACTACACCTTCTAAAAAATCCTGAATTGTAATATCTGCTTCAGAACTCTGTGTGTTTTTCAACAACACATTTAAACTTTGCCACGTACAAATAGTATGGGTGTGATTAAATTCTTTTCTATCACCGTAATATACACCAACATCTAGTCCCAAATTTCTATAATCGGTTTCTGTTTGGGTTACTAAACTTTTATTAGGAACTATAACTATACTTCGACCGTATTGTTCTATACTATAGCTTAATGCAGCGGTTATCAAAGTTTTTCCAGCACCAGTAGCTACTTCTTGAATACTCTGTGGATTAACTAAAAAATTATTAATTATTTCAACTTGATAGTCACGAAACCAAATCTGTTCTCCTGCTTTTGGATGCTTGTCTGGCCAAACATGATGAGCAAATGTGTCTGCAGTTATTTTATTAAATTCAAAAGAAGTTCGATAACTTCTCAAATCTTCGACAGAGATATCATAACCATGCGAATCAAGATAAGGAATAATTTCTGGGAGTAAATTTATGTAAGTGGAACCACCTAGTTGAAAAAATGAAACTTTTCCATCCCACCTACCCAATCGCACAGATGGCTGAAATCTAGCACCAGGTACTTCAAATTTGTATTTTGAGACTAGATTTTTTCTTGTACTTAGTTCTAGTCCTTCAATTTTGACGTTCACCTCGTCTTTGATTATTAATTTAGCTAACACCCATAAGTCCTATTGTTAAGGTTACATTATAACTAAGTTTTGTCAAATAATCAATCATTCACTCGATCATTTCTTTTATTTTTTGTGCGTAATAGTTTGCTATTTCTCCATGAGTTTTTATCGATTTAAAATGATAGGGAGGTGATTCTTCATTATCACACTTTTCTTCACGTCTAACTATTTCGGCTATATTATGTAAATTTAAATCTGAATGAAAATTTTCTAAACCGTGAATAGAGCTAACTTTATCAATCATATCAGAGAACAATTCATAATGATTTTCTTTTTTATTAGTCAGTCCACTTAGATTGTACAGAAATGGTATTTTTTTAGCATGTAGTTTATACAATTTACCTTCTATCATTGCCAAATCTTCATAAAATCGTTGAGTGTAATTGAAAATATGCTTGAAGTATAACTTAGCAGTGTTCAATG